TCCCCTTTTTTATTAGTATACCCAGAATCCCAAAGGATGTGTTTTTAACGCTCTGTTTAGGTATTCGGCTTCATTCGCTGAACGTTCTAATTGTGAAGTTGTTGATAACCTTAAAAGTCTAGTGTCAAGTCTTTCCAAGACTGATTTTTTTTCATCATTACCTTCACTGATAAGAGTTTCATAATCCATTGTTCTTTCAGCTTCTGGAGGTCCAACAACACCACCAAATTTTCCACGAGTTCTACCTAGTGCTCTCTTGCCTTCAGCAATGAATAGCTGACGCACAAGTGTTTTGGTTGGTTCATTAAAATCTGTATAATCCAATTTGGCCAAAGGAACTTGGTTGGGCATTTTTATAATGTCTGGATTGTCTTTTAAACATTGGTCAACATTTTCTGGTACCGTATCGTAATAGAAATACCATACTTGACAACCAGTCAAATTTACACTACTGCCCACACCACCAATACCTTGACCAAACGATAATTTAGAACCTGGTGTTGACAACAAATGCAATAATTTTGTTCCATTAGGGCCAGCTGTAATTTTATAAACCAATTCACTTCTTATTATTCTATTTTTAAGGTTCATATCGGCAGCTGTTAACAAGATGTCAAACGCTGGGGCGATATAATAACCCATACGAGAAAATCCTGGACCACCTGTACCCGTACCACCACCTGTTTGGGCAAAACCACCACCGAAACCGTAATCAATTCCACCATAGTTGGCCAATAAAGCTTGGCTGGTTGCTGGTGGTGTAATCCAAAGAACTTCATTTACCTCACGTCCAGCTGGAATTTGATAAACTTGTCTACCAGCTTCCAATTCAACGTAATCTTTTTTAAGTTCCCAAGGACCATTGGCTTGTAAACCTACTTGTTTTGAATAGGCGTATGTTGCTTGTTGTACATAGTCAAGTGTTCTAACACTCAACGCAAATGACATATCAGTAGTTGTAATGTTGTGACCTAAAAGTGATTGCCATTGGTGCTCGACAAGCCATTCTTGAACATATTGGGCATAGTCTTCAATTGAAATTTCAAGAAGAGTACATAGTTGCTCATCAGTCAATTCAATCTGACGTATAGGTGCGCCTAACGAATGTCTGAATTGTCTAAATAGTTTTTCTTTATCTGCTGTGCTTACTGCCATGTTTAGTCTTTTTTTATAAATATAAGAAAATCCAGAATTATCCTAAAAACTTCTTGGTCAAATCAGCAGCTTGTCGAATCGATTGAAACGATACATTAGGAACCAAAAGTTGATTGCCTACCAAAACAATAGGTACTTCTTCTGATTTGGTTACTTCGTGAATTTGGTCGTATTCCTTCTCATTTTCTGGTAGGTTTACGTTGACATCAGTAAATTCTATACCTTCTTGGGTTAGGATTTCTTTAAGTTCTGTGCAATAAGGGCACTCTGGGGTTGAATAGATTCTTACTTTTTCCATATTTCATTAATTTTATAATTCGTTCATTAATTGTTCTATCATAGCGATAGTTATTTCTTCTTCAGTCATTTTTTTATCACCTATTATTACTGAGATAATGTCTTTTTTTTGTCTTAAAGTTTCCCACATACGGGTAGATATTGTATCATCAAATAATTGATAGTAAACATTTACATCATTCTTTTGACCGATACGGAATGCACGGTCTTCAGCTTGTTCATTATCACCAGTAACCCATGAAAATGAATTAAACACTACAACGGTTGCTTCAGTAAGTGTAATTGCCACACCAGCTGATTTTATATTACCAATAAATACCTTTACCTTGGAATTCTTTTGGAAGGCATCAACTGATTTTTGTTTTTGAGTAGTTGACATCGGGCCATTATGTTTAACAGCTAGTTTTCCAAAGTGATTTGCTAGTATTTCAAGCTCTTCAGTAAAGCTGGTAAATATAATCACCTTTCTACCCATATCAATAGCATTCTCAACCATCTCAATTGTATATGGTATAGCGGCAGCTGCAATGAATTGTCTTAAAAGGATAAGCTCAACAAGGTCTTTTTGAAGGGACCCATTACGTTTTCCTTCTGAAGTTCTTTTTTGTAGGTATTCACCCCATAAATTTTCATATCCTACCCACTCTTTGATATTCAAACGATGGTACATAGGTGTTATAACCTTGTCTGGCATATCCAAAACATCGGTTTTTAATCTTCTGATGATAATGTTTTTGGTCTTGGAAGCCAATTCATCCAAGTTGCTAGCCCCATCTGTTATCCATATTTGTTTTTTTTGACCATTTTTAAGTGTTTTAAAGAACTTTTTACCATCACAGTACCTCACGGCAAAGTGTTTCCAGTTTTCAGCAATAGGAGATTTGATAATCTTCAATAAATTAAAAAAATCCATGGGTCTATTGGCTACTGGGGTACCAGTTAACAACCAAACTTTTGGTATATTGTGTTTTACTGTTAATTCTACCATTATTTTACCACGAATACTGTCATTATTTTTTAAATAATGAGCTTCATCTATAATTACCAAGTCAAAATTAGCATTGGCTAGGTCTCTTTTAACTTGTAACATTTCTTCTGGTGTTAATTGTCTTCTTCCTTCAATTAGGGTGTGAAAATTCTTAAGAATATCAAAGTTTATAATAGTAAATTTGGCTTCAGACCAATTTTTACCATCAATAATAGTCGTATCCTTACAAAATACGTTTATTTCACGTTCCCAGTTAATCTTGGCTGAAGAAGGACATACAACAAGTATTTTTTTGGCACCACTTTCAAGTGCAGCAATAATTGATTGGGCACTTTTCCCTAGCCCCATATCGTCAGCTAAAATACATCCGTTTCTAGATAATAAAAACTTAATCCCTTCTTCTTGGTGCTTATAAAGTTTCTTATTGGATTTGGCCAAAACCTTGTTATACTTATCAAAATAAACTTCTATGTTGATTGGTTCAAAGTAAGGGTCATCGGTTACTTGTGTTTTGGGTAGCCAATACATTTTTGATTCTGTTTGATTTTTTTTAAGCTTTCCGTAAATATGATATGACTTATCTGTTTCAGCCAACATAAATTCAATAAGGATTTTTTCTGGTGTAAATGAGACACCATCTTGTTTTTGTAATTCTTCACCCAAATACTTGGTTATACCAACAACCCTGTTTATCAATTGAGGTTCCCTATCATGGTTTTCAATAATATATTTGGATTGAGTATCTGTGAGTGTTATTTTACCGTTTTTAAGTAATTCGTTCTTAAGCCTTAACAAATATGGATTTATTCCGCTATAGTTTTCAAGTAGCGAAACTGCTGAGTGCCCTTTTATGTCGTTAAGTGAAATCATAGATATTTGTTTTATTCCTGGTAATTATATATAAATATAATAAATATTTTTGATAAAATCAAGTGTTTATCACCGATTAATCAAAAGATAAATATTTATATAAAAAAGACAATGGAAAATAAAAAGGTTACTCCTATAACTAGAATTAATAAAGAATTCAAATTGTATGGTCTTTATTGTCCATATAATGGTGAATTAAGATACATTGGTATAACCACTGGTTTATTATCAACAAGATTGTCTGGTCATTTAAGGAACCCAACAAATGGTAAAATAGCTTTATGGTTTAAAGAATTAAAATCAAATAATAAAAAACCTATAATAAAATTAATAAGAAAATACGATACTTATGAGAATTTGTTAAATGCAGAGATAAAAGAAATTAAAGAAAATAAAGAAAAAACAAATAAATTATTAAATGTAGCTGATGGTGGAGGTATTAACCATATGTTTGGTAAAACACACACACAAGAAGCTAAAGCTAAAATATCTAAAACACATAAAGGTCGTAAACTTAATGATGAACAAATAAAAAATAAAAAAGAATTGTTAACTAAATTATGGTCTAATGAAGAGTGGTCTGAAAAAGTAAAGAAAAAAATGTCTGAAAATATGATTGGAAACAATAGAGCTGTTGGTTATAAACATTCAGATAAAACAAAAAAAATGTTAAGTGATTTGCATAAAAACAACACATATTCATTAGGTTTAGTACATAGTGATGTTACAAGAATGAAAATGAGTCAGAATAATTCTGGTGAAAATAACCCAATGTTTGGAAAATCTTTATCTAAAGAAGTATTATTTAAAAGAAGTGAAAAAGTTAAAAAAGAAGGTACTTTTAAAGGCAAAAATAATGGAAATTTTAAATATGATATTAATGAGGATGAACTAAAAGAATTATATTTATATAAAAACTTAAAAATATATGAAATAGCTGATTTATATGGTTGTCATAGAACAGTTATTAGTGATAACATTAAAAAATATAATATTAAAAAAGAAACATCAAATAAATATAATCTTGATATTGTTGAAATAAACAATTATAAACTAAAAGGTTTATCATTAGTACAAATTGGGAAAATATATGGTTGTAGTAATAAACTAATACATAAATACATAAAAAGACATGGAAAATAAAAAATTTACACCAATAACTAGAATTAACCGCTTCTTCTCCGAAGAGGATTTTTTTTTTTAGAAATAAGTATGGGACGTGAAGCTATTGAGGGTGACGGAAATTTCACTTTGATTTTGTATCGAATTGATAGGCAGTTGACTGAGTATGATACTCTTTACGGGGAAGCATCAAAAGACGGTATAAGATTTTTCCCACCAATTGAGCTAAAGGTTATACCCATCATGGATGAACCAGAAAACCAAACCTACAATAAAAATGGTAGTTTAAGGTATATTCAAGATGGTAATTTAACCTTCGGTATTTATGATGCTCAATTGTCTGAACTAGACACTCAAATAAGTTATGGTGATTACATAGGTTATCCAGTTACTGAAACTGAGATTAGATATTTCAGCGTTGTTAATGATGGTGTTAAAAACTTTGACAACAAACACACTATCATGGGATACAAAGGTGCATTTAGAACAATAAAATGTGCCCCAGTAGATAATACTGAATTCCGTGGTATGTAATAACAAAAGACTAATATTTATAAGATATGGCAATGCCAAAAGGATATAAGACAGACATTAACATCGTTAGTGGTAAAATTGGACCAGAAAGGAGACAGGAAATTCTTGATGGTATAGCCGATAAGGGTACATTTTTGCCTAGAGGTGTGTTGGAAGAAGATATGGACCAAACTTTAATTGAGTTTTTAAGTTCGGACAAGGGTTTGTCTGTAACTGCTGATGGTAAAAAGGTTCCAGTTGTTTTTTTGACAATTCAAAGATGGACTGAATTTACCAAAACATGGCAATTTTCTGATGAATATAAAAATATCGAGATGCCATTTGTTACCGTAGTAAGAAGACCAGATATTCAACAGGGTCAAAATCAAGCTGGATTGTGGAACATTCCAGGTGGAAGGACTTACACGTACATGAAAGTTCCTACGTGGGATGGTGTTAGACATGGTATTGACCTTTATAAGGTTCCACAACCAACACCAGTAGATATAACTTATGAAGTTAGATTATTTACAAATAGAATGAAAGACCTAAACAAGTTCAATAGAGTTGTTCAAAGAGCTTTTCAATCTAGACAATGTTATATCAACGTAAATGGTCATCCGATGCCCTTGCACTTGGAGAGCATAGGTGATGAAAGCAATATTGATAATTTTGAAAGTAGAAGATTTTATGTTCAAATGTTTGAAATGAAATTATTGGGTTACATATTGGATGAAGAAGATTATGAAATAGTACCGACAATCAATAGAGCCATTGCTACTCTTGAAGTAGATGAGAGAAGGATTTACAATGATGTTATCTTTGAACCTATTAAAAGGGGTAATCAAGTTGTTTATAATTTTGTTTTTAAACCCAAAGCAGATAATCAATTTACCTTCACGGCTCTATATGATGTTTCATTTACTGAATTAACAAACATAGAAAATTTAACTAGGATAATTATCACAGTTAACGATTCAGTTGTTTTTGACGGAACTGTTTTATCAACATCTTTAATTTTATTTGCAAATGATGTGGTAAAGGTAAGGGTATATAAAGGCTTCCTAACACTTGGGGGTTTTACATTAATTGGAAATACAACATCATGAGTCATGTAGGAACAGGATACGATATAAATCAAACATTTGTAGTTGAGCCGTTAGATAATAACATCCCAATATTAAGTGCTTGTACCGCATTGTATACAAACAACATTTTGTCTTGTAGTGGTGATACTCAGATATTTTTAGATAATGGTGTTATTACGTTTGATGGTAACTTATACACCAGCAATGATTTAACAGCTAACACAATCAACGCTTCAACATATTATAGTGGTGGCACAAATTTGATAGATATTATCAATTTAAAAAATATTACTGGCGGTACTTTTAACAATACTACCGATACACTTACACTTTACAAACAAAATAACTCTACAGTTGTTGTTACTGGCTTTACAGATTACTATACAACTGGTGCTACCCTTATAGGTAACACCGTTTATTTTAATAGAAATGATGTCTTGTCAGCTTATACGCTTAATTTAAGTAATTTTTCAGCTGACACGTATGTTACTGGTGTTACTTTTTCAAGTAACCAATTGATTATTGGTCGTAATGATGGTGTTAACTTAAATACGTTTATAAACACGTTTACTGGGTTAACCATAAATGGTGTTCTTAACGCAAATTCAATATACGCAAACACTATTTCAGCAACTACTGTATCAGCAAGTACATTTTATGGTGATGGTTCTAATTTAACAGGTCTTGTAACACAGGATACATATGTAACTGGCGGTACTTATTCAAGTGGAACAGCTATCTTTACCAACAACACAGGCGGTACTTTTAGTGTAACTGGTTTTAGTACTAATACAGCTACTTCATTTACAGGAGGTACGGTATCTGGTAGCACTGTGTTTACAAATGGTTTAACTGCTAATACAGTATCAGCTACAACTTATTATAATTTACCTTTGGATATACATGTAACTGGATTTACTTTTAACAATGGAAATTACAATATAACAATCAACCAAAACGATGGAACTAGTTATACACAAAGTTTATCAACGTTGGCTTCTGATATTACTATAACTGGTGGTACTTATAACCCTGTTACAGGTGTTGCTACGTTTGTAAACAATACAGGTGGTACGTTTAGTGTGACTGGTTTTTTGACTGGTTATACTGACACAACCATAAGTGCGTTTACATATGACAATGCTAACACATTTAAAATTGATTCTACCAATGGAGAATCTTTTTCAGCAACCATAAACTCTGTAACTGGTTTAACCGTTAATGGTTCATTATCAGCAACAACTTATTTAGGTTTACCTATAGATGTTAGAGTTACTGGTGGTACCTATAACAATGGCACTGCTACATTTACCAATAATACAGGTGGTACGTTTACTGTAACTGGTTTAACAATACCGTTTACGGGCGGCACTGTATCTGGTAATACTATATTTACAAATGGTTTAACAGCTACCACAGTAAGTGCTACCACTTATTTAAACACACCTTATTGGGAATCTGGTTCAACTGGCTCATATACAATAAAAGCCAAGAATAATAGTAGTATAGACGCTACTGGTGATTATTCATTGGCCGAAGGTTATGCTACAACAGCTAGTGGTGTTTCATCACATGCTGAAGGTCAACAATCAACAGCTAGTGGTGAAGCAAGTCATGCTGAAGGTTATGCTACAACAGCTAGTGGTCTAGCAAGTCATGCTGAAGGAAACAGTACAACAGCTAGTGGTCAAGCAAGTCATGCTGAAGGTTTCAACACACTTGCTAGTGTTAATTATAGTCATGCTGAAGGTGAAAGAACAACAGCTAGTGGTGAAGTAAGTCATGCTGAAGGGTATCAGACAACAGCTAGTGGTCAAGCAAGTCATGCTGAAGGGTATCAGACAACAGCTAGTGGTCAAGCAAGTCATGCTGAAGGGTATGTTACAACAGCTAGTGGTCTAGCAAGTCATGCTGAAGGTGAAAAAATGAGCCCTACTAGTAATCATATTGCTAATGGTATCGCATCACACGTTGAAGGTGGAAATACCGTAGCTTATAGCCATTACAGTCACGCTGAAGGTACCAATAATTTAGCAATAGGTATTGGAACACACGTTGAAGGTTATAACAATAAAGCTGGTTCACCAATTTATCCTATATTAACTTACGTTGCTAATCAAATAACATTAACTAATGATTATACAACTGAATTTTCAGTTGGTGATGTTATTGGATTGATTGATTCAGCTGGTGAAAGTTTGAGTTATGGTTTAACTAGAGAAATAACTTGGTATACAGTTGATACAGTTAATTATATGGTTGGCCCAGATGAAACATTAATTGAGTTTAGTCCTAGTTTAGATGCATATACAAGCAACCCACAATATGTTATTAATTTAACAAAAAATGAATCAAACATTGTTTCAGCACATGCCGAGGGTAGTAACACAACTGCAAGTGGTGCTTATTCACACGCTGAAGGTGCTTCGACAACAGCTAGTGGTGATGGAAGTCATGCTGAAGGTGGAAGAACAATAGCTAGTGGTGAAGCAAGTCATGCTGAAGGAAACAGTACAACAGCTAGTGGTAATTATTCACACGCTGAAGGTGCTTCGACAACAGCTAGTGGTCTAGCAAGTCATGCTGAAGGTGGAAGTACAACAGCTAGTGGTGAAGCAAGTCATGCTGAAGGTAAAGGTACAACAGCTAGTGGTGATTATTCACACGCTGAAGGTGCTTCGACAACAGCTATAGGTACAGCAAGTCATGCTGAAGGAAACAGTACAATAGCTTTTGGTACAGCAAGTCATGCTGGTGGTTCACAATCAGTGGCTAGTGGTAACACATCATTTGTACACGGTAATAATAGTCAAGCTCTAGGTAACGGTACAGTAGTATTTGGTACAACTATAACAGGAACAACAGATAACACAGTTTATGTACCTTATTTTAACATCAAATATCTAAGTGGTGGTACTAGTGTAAATAATTTAGGTATTGATGCCAATGGTTATGTAGTTGCTGGAACAACTAGTGGTGGTGGGACGTTTACTGGTGGTACAGTAACTGGTCCAACATCTTTCACCAATGGATTAACAGCAAACACTATATCTGCTACAACCATAACAACACCTAGTGTTGTGATAAACCCAACTGGTTTAAGGGCTAATACCCTATCTGCCACCACATATTTAAACTTACCTACCGATATTAGAGTTACGGGTGGTACTTATTCTAATGGTAATGCAACATTTACAAATAATACAGGTGGTACATTTAGTGTAAGTGGGTTTGTAACAGGTAATACATATATCAATAAAGCCACGTCTGGATTTAGTACCATAACTGGAGTAGGAAGTGGGATAAGTTATTCTTATCAAATACCAGCAGGAACTATTGTAGTAGGCGATACTCCTACATTTACAGAAACAGGAGCTAAAACTGGTACAGCAGGAATCTGTACAACTAGAATCTACGTTAATACATCAAATTCAATAAGTGGAGCACAATTACTTGCTACTTATCAATCTCTAAACACAGCTTTATACACTAGAATCATAAGAACTTTTGGAGTAGAATCTGCTACAATTACCAACATATGTGTTACTACTACTAGCACATTAACGGATGTGGTAGCTTCTATAGCAGCAATAAGTGTATTAAATATTAATTGGACTGTTGCACAATGGATTATTGTGCATAAAACTAATGCAGGAGCAGATACCTCAACAACAAAGTTATTTCAATTCTATAAATAATATAAAATGGAAAAAATATCAATAAACAAGAACATCTTAACATATAGAGAAAATGATTATCAAATCGTATCATATGAAATAATAAATGAAGAATTTGTACACATTAATACTGAAAATATGACTATTGCTTTAGTGCCTGGTGATACCGAAATCAATGGAGTACTTGCTAATACTATTGAAGATATAGATAACGCTCTTAAAGAAATTTAAAAGAAGGTTTTCTTGTTAGCCAAAAACAACATCTAACGTTGTAAATAGCAAAGCTTCTAATTTAGAAGTTTTAAATTTTAAAATGTCGTACTATATAAAAATTTACAAAAATAAATACCTATCTATTTTAAATAAAATAGATTTTGAAGAAATTATTTTTTCTGGTGTTAATTAATTTTCACCATATATATCTTTCTTAGATATACACATATCGCGAATCAATTTTTCGACAAAAGAAAACATCTTTAAACCATTTTGTTCACAATACTTTTTAAGTATTTCATGTGTTTTTGTGGTTATTTTTATATTCTTATCCCTTTTCATAGTGTCTTTTATAATAAGTATGATAAAAGTATGAAAAAAAACATACTAAATTAAATATATCTTTTTGATGGGCACTACTTTTGAATAAAACCTAATATTTATAATAAACAAAACGATAAAGTAAATAATAAACCAAAAACAAAAACAATATGGCAACACAAGTATTCGTTAGTCCAGGAGTTTATACCTCAGAAAAAGACTTAACATTTGTTACACGACAAGTAGGTGTAACGACCCTTGGATTGGTAGGTGAAACCACAATTGGCCCAGCTTTCCAACCAATTTTTATTAGCAATTATGGTGAATTCCAATCTTTCTTCGGTGGTTTAAACGCTACTAAAGTAAAAGATACTGGGTTTCCACAATATGAATTACCTTACATAGCAAAATCATATCTTTCTCAATCAAACCAATTATTCGTAACTAGAGTATTGGGTTTTTCTGGTTACGATGCTGGTTTGGCATGGGGTATTACTCTCGATTCGGCATTAAATACCGCAACTAGTGGCACAACTGGTGGTGGTGCATCATATTCACCATTGATTAGCTTCTCAGCTACATCTGCTGGTACAGTTACAAATCTTGTATCTTCTGATTCATTGGTTCAATCTTTGATTAACGCTGGAAACTTAACAGATGCGTTATCTTATTTAGGAACAGCTTCAACTGGTTCTAGTACAAGTATTGGTGCTTCATTTATCAAGATAGGTTCTAGTTTTACAGGTGCATCTTTCAATTTATATGTTAATGCAACAAGTTATACAGGTGTTGGTATGACAACATCAATTACTGGTACAACAACTGGTGTGACTGTTTATTATTCTGGTTCATCATATAGTGATGTTGAAAATAAACTAGTAGCGTTATTGCGTTCTAGGGGTGTAGTTGATGTGTCGACTCAATTACCAGCATTTGAAGTTACAGGTTCAACTGGTATTATATTCAACCCAGCGTTTTCAGCTGCAACCAATGACCCGTTAGGTACATTCTCTTTGAGTGGTAAATCAACTCTTCAAGGATTATTTGATTACAACGTTTCCATGGATAGAACACAAAGAAACTACTTGCCTAAAGTATTGGGTAGAGGTGCGCAAGATGGTCAAACTGCTTTGTTTGTAGAGGAATTATATGACAACTTATTTAGAAGTTTAAATGCTGATGGTAAAATCAAAGGTATCAAACAATCACCAATAAATTACAATGAAACTTTCTCTGATTATTTACAAGAGTTTAAATCAGCTATAACTCCTTATGTTGTATCAGAATTGCGTGGTAATAAAGTATTAAGATTGTTTAGATTCATTACTATTTCTGATGGTAATGCTGCAAATGAACAATTCAAGATTTCTATTATGAATATCAAACCAGATTCTAAAGAATTTGATATCCATATTAGAAGTTTCTACGATACTGATGCATCTCCAGTAGTATTGGAAGCTTACACTCGTTGTACAATGGACCCAACTTCAGCTAATTATGTTGGTAGAAAAATTGGTACTACTGATGGTGTTTACGTTTCTAAATCTTCATACGTGTTGATTGAAATGGATGATACTTCAGATACTAGTGATGCATTCCCATCTGGTTTCGTTGGTTTCCCAATTCGTAATTACCAAACCAATAGCAATTCAAGTGTGCTTGACCCAACAGTTATGTACAAAAAAACTTATGGTACTTTTGAAAACAAACGTAAATATTATTTAGGTCTTTCTGAAACAGTAGGTATTGATTCCGATTTCTTTGATTACAAAGGTGAACCTACAACAACTAATCCAGATGTGTGGACTGGTATGACCAAAGGTTTCCACATGGACGTTGACGCTACTGGTGTTACAATTGACAACGTTTTTATTACAATTAATACTAGTGGTGGTACTTACAGCCCAATATTCTTGTTTGATACAGGTAATGCTCAATTTAGAACAGATGCTGGTTTGAATGGTACTGACTACGAAAAACTTTATGCTCGTAAATTTACATTTGTACCTTACGGTGGTTTTGATGGTTGGGATGTTTATAGAACAAGAAGAAGCAACATTGACAGTTTCATTATCAATGGAACTAGGGGTCAAGCTGGTTTAACTAGTGGTGCGTTCAAAAACAAAACTCTTACCAATGGTGACTTAGGTATCAACTCTGATTACTACGCATACTTAGAAGCAATCTGGACATTTAGAAACCCAGAAGCAGTAAACATAAACGTGTTTGCAACTCCAGGGATTGACACAATAGACAACACTAATTTAGTTGAAGCTTCAATTGAAATGGTTGAACAAGAAAGGGCTGACTCATTGTATATCGTAACCACACCAGATTATTATAATGGTGAAATACTTACCGCACAAGAAGCAGCTGATTACTTGACTGACCAATTTGATAGCAACTATACATGTACTTATTGGCCATGGGTTCAAATCAATGACGCTGAAAACAATGTATTGGTTTTTGTTCCACCAACTAGAGATGTAGTACGTAACATTGCATTGACTGACAATATCGCATTCCCATGGTTTGCGGTTGCTGGTATCCAACGTGGTGATGTTGACGCTATCCAAGCTCGTAAAAAACTTACACATGCAGAAAGAGATACTCTTTATGAAAATAGAATTAACCCAATCGCTACCTTTACATCTGATGGTATCAAAATCTGGGGTAATAAAACTCTTCAAGTTAAAGAAACAGCTCTTAACAGAATCAACGTTAGAAGATTGTTGTTACAAGCTAGAAAACTTATCTCTGCTGTATCTATCAGATTGTTGTTCGAACAAAACGATTCAGTTGTTAGAAATCAATTCTTGGCACTGGTTAATCCAATCTTGGATAACATCAGAACTGAAAGAGGTTTGACTGATTTCCGTGTTGTTCTTTCAAGCAGCCCAGAAGACATCGACAGAAATCAATTGACTGGTCAAATCTTCTTAAAACCAACAAGAAGTCTTGAATTCATCCAAATTGAGTTTGTTATCATGAACACTGGTGCTTCATTCAATAACATCTAATCTATTTAAAAATAAACATAAAGGCTCCCAAACGGGAGCTTTTTTGTTTTATATGAATATTTATATAGAAAAGAAATCATGACCAAGATAAAAATAACATCTGAGCAATATAAATCTATTCTATTGCGTGAACAAGAAAACCGTTTAAACGCTTCTGGTAACGTTTTAAATGAAAACCTAGAGTTGGGTCCAGAACTTTTGGAAGAAGGCTGGAAAGAAGTTCTTTTAGGTGTTGCTCTGCTTATGGGTGTTGGTTTGACTGGGATAAATAAAACAATGGCTCAAAATGCTCTTAAAGACGAACAAACCATGTCTCAAATAAAAGCAACCCTTGAAGATGAAAATAAAACACGTGAATTGGCAAAAGCCTATGAAGAAAAAGGGATGAAAAATCCAGATACTTTGTTGGCCAAAAACGCTGAAAAAATAAAAAATAAATTTAACGAGGTTGCTGCTGATAATAAGATAAGTTATAATGTTAGCACAAGAGTTGTTGATAATTTGACAAGTTTAGATGTTGAATTGGCTAGGGGTTATGCTTTAAAAAAATCTGAAATAAGTTCAGATACAATAAAAGGAAATACCACAAAGACAATAGTAACAATCAAAGATACGGTAGAACTAGAGTTGGGTAATGATAATTTATTTATCACTGGTGGGTATACACTTAGTTCTAATGGTGTTAACGTAATTACTTCAGCAATGGATTCTATTCAAGCTTCTGGTGGTAGAATTATTTCAATCAATGTTGAATCATCGACAGACGCTGAAAGGGTTCTCAAATTTAAGACTGATGAAGACCCAACAGGTAATATACAATTGGCTAGTTTAAGAACAAAAAGTGTAACTAATTTAATTACTGATTTGGATAGCAATGTTACTATAACGCATAGAGAAATACCTAACAATGGTTCTGATGTTGTCAGTACAAGTCAATTTTTAAAGGTTAAAGACGATAAGGTTGCTTTAAATGCGTTGAGGGATAAGACATCTGAATATCGTTATGTTAAAATAAAGATGGTTGTAGAATACAAACAAGAATTACCAGAAGAAAACCCTAAACCAGAGGATATTATTAAAAAATATAGGTTTGAATTGGCCAAGGTTTTTATATCTTCAGATAAAAAAAACAAAGTTACTTTTAAAAACAAAAAAGTTAGTTGTAAACATCACAAATCAAAACACAGAGGTTCAGTAAGTTGTTTTACGAAGTTTTAAAGTCAAATACTGAATAAAACATTACCTTGTAATAATCAGAAAAATTTTTAAAAACAATTGTCTTTCCGTTGATGGTTAAGGTGTTTGGTTTGTGTTTGATATCTTTAATGACCAAATCAAACCCAACGTATTTGTATTCACCCAAAAGAATTGCTTTGTGTTTTGGTGATTTGTCAAACATATAGATAACATATAGTTTTACCATTTTAATAACATCGCTATCATTCTTAGGGTCAACATAGTCAATATTGAATGTTGATTTCAAAAATTCTGCAAATTTATCTTTACTATCTTGTGTTGCTGGTAATGTCGTACCCATTGTAGCGATTTCTGGTGCCAAATGTGAGTGACTAAGACTATCTTGTGAGATTATCACACTTGTTTGGCCTTTGGCTATATCGGCTGCGTCTTTTGACCAAGATAAAACTGGTTTATTGTTATATGCTCTGTATGTATTTATATTGTTCATCAATTCAATATCTTGAGCTAAAGCGGTCAATGATAAAATAAGAAGTGTAAATGTTAATAATCTTTTCATTTGTTTTAATTTATACAAAGGTAATAAAAAAAATCAGTAAAACCAAATTTATTTTACTTTTTTACCATTAATTTAAAACATATAGTCCCAGAATCATAAATTCTATATATTTTCCTCTCCAACATTATTTCGTGTTCGGTTTTATTTTTATCAAAACCTTCTTTAATTAGAACGTCTTTTCTGTAATTAAACCTGTTATTTCTTTTATCATTTATTACATAAAAATAATTTGGTTGGCTATAATGGTTTAAGTCGAATCCCAATTTTATATATAGGTTTCCTATTGACCATCGCCTATCAGCATAGCTGATAATTTCCTTTGGTTTGTATAAGTTTATAAAGTTTTTAAGTAGTTTGTTGGCACCACCAATAACAGTTGTGTTTAATTTATTGCAAAATCTTAATAGTTCGTATGAACCATCTTTTTGGGATGTACCTAATGCTTTTCTAAGACCACCAAATGTCATAAGACTAACTAGTTCATCATCCAAATATAACCCCAATCTGATTGATGAGTTTAATTGACCTTGGATATGATTCATATTTAAAAATTTTTTACTATCAATATGTGTAACTTCTTTAATTTGACATTTCCTAGCGTATATTCTTTCTGGTGTCATTCCAAATATATTTGTCAATCTTGATTTAACGATGTCTTTTTTGTATAGCCATTCATCCTCAAAAATATGTATTAATTGTATTCCTTGTTTTTCACATTCTAGTGTTTTATTTAGATGATAATTTTTTGATTTATATATTTCAGAGTGCCAATATAACCCGTTAAATTCAATTGCTAAGTTATGACTTGGGATATAAATATCCAATTCAAGTGGTGATATAATATTTTTGGTGTTTTCGATATATGATAATTTAAAACCTTTAATGAAATCTTTGATTTCGTTTTCAGTGTTGTTATATTTAAAACCACATTTTGGACACCCCTTGCCAGATAAATGGTCATTAGGTATTTGTTCGTACTCACCATGTTCTAAACAAGATATTTTAATTCTATTTTTGGAATTGGTGTAGATTGAGTTTAAGTAACAATATTTATCACCATGTATTTTTTTAGCCAAATCAATAAACAATTCAGTTGTTAAAAATCTATCTTCATTAAAACAATTTGGACAATTTTGTTTGTAATGATTATTTGGTAACATCTCAAAAACACCATGTTGTTTGCATATTATTTTAACCTTGGTGGTTGAATCAACATAGATGGTTTTTGAATAATCATATTTGTCTCCATGAATTGATTTTGCTTTATTGATAAAAAAATCAGAATTAACTTTTGGGTTTCTAGTACATAAATTACAAGCAAGTTTACCTCTCAAATGTTCTGCTGGTGTTTGTTTGAAAATTATATTATGTTTATTACATAATATATCAATCTTGGTTTTAGAATCAATATAATCACTCATTGAGTAATCATACTGATTACCAAATTTATTTTCACACTTTACTATAAACTTTTCTTTTTTACTCATTTATTGAATTATTTTGTATTTTCTTATATTTATATTAAACAATAATTTTAGTATTGCAAATATACTAATAAATACTTTAAAAAACAAGAAAATATGGCTGATTTATTAATGAAAATGCCCTTGCCTTACGAACCTAAGAAAAAGAATCGTTGGCTTATTACATTCCCTTCTGATTTGGGGATTCAACAATGGTGGTTGGCATCTGCATCAAGACCTTCAATTACACAAAATGAAGTAGAAATCCCTTTCCTTAACACTTCTACATGGGTTATTGGACGTTTTACATGGGAAGCAATTGATGTTACTTTCCGTGACCCAATTGGTCCATCTGCTTCTCAAGCAATAATGGAGTGGGTTCGTCTTCACTCTGAATCTATCACAGGTCGTCAAGGTTATGCTGCTGGTTACAAACGTCCAGTAGAGCTTGAAATGCTTGACCCAACTGGTGTGGTTGTTGAAAAATGGTTACTAGACGGTACAATGCTTACCAACGTAGGATTCGGTGATTTATCAATGGATGACGATGGTATTGCAGAAATTACTGCTACATTGCGTTTTGATAGAGCTATATTGTTGTTTTAGGAAGTATTTGATTATCAATCATTTAAAAATTTTATACAAAAAGGTTACTTATTGTTTTGCGACAATAAATAACCTTTTTTATTTTAAGCGCAATCATTTACAAAAAAATTCTAACCATTATATTTATTAGAAAGTTATAACAATTTATTAAACGTTTTTAAAATGGATAGAAAACCCAACGTATTCCCTACTAATACAACACCTACTAATGCATTGCCTACCAAGGAACAAAAAGAAGCTGCTGATGAAAGAGCTAGATTAGCTGCTTTTGAAGCTGAAAAATTGGCTGCGACTCAAGAAATTTATATGAATTCTATGGTCCCTAATGAGATACCAATAGGACATGCTGATGCTGTAGAAATGATGAGAAGAAGAACTGAACAACAAGTAAATGCGTACAACCAACAAGGTATTGTTCAAGACCCATCATTGGCTGAAACACCACCACCTAGGGTTGTATCAAAATATGAACAAGAAATCTTGGATATCAGAAAAAAATCTGAAGAACAAATGCGTATTCGTGATGAAAGTTTGGCTAATAATTCAAATCAAACACAAAGTTATCAAAAACAATATGAAGAAGCCTCTGTTAAAAAAGTAGAGACAATTAATCAAAATAACAATCAAACTATGCAAACAAATAATTACCAAACACCAGTTCAACAACCTATTACACAACCGCAAAATTACGGTCAAGTTAGTTCAAGTATCGACCCTTATATTATTGAATTGAGCCAACCTAACTATAATTCAGCGTTTGATGTTATTCCTTTGCCTTCTCAAGGAAAAACCTATAAAATGAAAAAACCCAACGTTAGGGTTTCGTATATGACTACCGCTGATGAAAATATTCTTACAAGTCCTAACTTGTTACAAAGTGGTGAATTTTTGGAAATTCTTATGAATAGAAAAATCCTTGAATCAGACTTAAGATACAAAGACCTTTTGGTTGGTGACCGTAACTCTATTATGCTTTGGCTTAGAGCTACAGCTTATGGTGAGATGTATCCAGTTACCTTATTTGATGAAAACGATGTTCCTTTTGATACAGAATTAAATTTAAATGAGCTTAAGACCAAGAATTTAGGTGCTGAACCAGATGCTGAAGGGTTATTTGATTTTGTTTTTCCTAGTTCAAAAGACGTTATAAAATTCAAAATGTTAACTTGTGGTGATTCTGATATCATTGAAACCAAGTTGGAACAGGACAAAGAAAATAAGGTACCAGTAAATAACATGGCTACATACACAATGGAACATTTGATTATTGAGGTCAATGGAAATAGGGATAGGAACTTTATCAAAGAATACGTGAATACCATTAGAATTCGTGATGGCAAAGCTTTCAGTGATTATGTGACCAGCATTGAATGCGGTATTGACATGAATATTACGGTTAAGACTCCTGGAGGTGGGTCTATTGAAACCTTTCTTCCCCTTAACCTTAACTTTTTTTGGCCTAACATCAGAGTATAAAGTCCCTCTTTTGGAAGAGATATGGATTTGTACACAATACATGAAAAATATGACATATACTGATGTCTTGTCAATGCCTACTTACGAGAGGCGATTTTTCATAGGACAATTAACAAGAGATGCCACCAAGCAAGAAGAACAGATGGAAAAAGCTAGAGAGCAAAGCCAAGGAAACAACGGAAAGGGGTCCAGAACCAAAAAAATAAGTGGTGATGCATTAAAAACAAGAATGAAAAATGGTGAAATACCAGCCAATTAAAAAAATCCCCATTTTATGGGGATTTTTACTTTGATAGATATTTATAAAAAAAGACCAGCATGAAAATAATATTGACCGAGGAACAGTTTAAGCTAATAGAAAATTATATTGATGAGGTTAGGAAAGCACCTAGTCCAGAAAAACTATCAGTATTTTTCAATGATAACCCTAAAGCCCAATTCTTTTCAGTTGTTCAAAGAATTAAAGGTGGTAGCGATACCGAATATGATTTCAAATTTGAAGAGATAAACGGTCATAAAATGATAAAGGATATCAATAAAGGAACCAAAACAAAAGGTTGTAGTATTGATGCACGTTTTGATACGATGATTTATGGAAATAAGTTTGAAGTAAATTTTGGAAAATGTGGTACCTTGGTAATAAACAACGTTGTAGGTTTAAAGGTATTTGCTGATGAACAAAGTTTAAAAAGCGGTCATCAAATGGATAGTTATGAAGTAGAACATGATTTGGATAAAACTGGTTCTAACTTTGTAGAGCAATACTACAATGAGCTTAAAAATGTTCAAGTGGATGATGAAATCCATTTTGATTCAAAATTCAAATGGGATGGTATTGTTCAAGAAAAAAAAGAAGAATATGTTGTTGTTTCAATGAAACAAGCAACATCAAAGTCAACAAACCCAATCATTTTAAAAATTGATTTGACGGATAACCCTTTTTATGAAGAAGATGGTTTTACCATGTTTAAATCACAAGCAGATGATAAAGAATTCAAAATAGAAGTTAAAAAATTTTTTGTTGATAAAGATTCTGGGCAAAAAGAAGAACCTAAACAAGAAGAACCTAAACAAGATACATCAGAACCTGTTACGGTTGATGCTAAAAAAAATACTAAAAAAAATGCTAAACAAACTATGGACGCTATTATAAACGACCCAATATTAAAAAAAGCTTTCTATAAACAACCTAGTCTTTTAAATATGATTATGAGTGCAATAAAAGGAGAAAATCCTAAAGGTACTGGTATAGTGCCAGCACAACAAATTATTAGAAACTATGAAATATCAAAAGTTAAAGGTACTTTGGGTGATGTTTTTGACAATTTCATACCTAATAAAGATTTAACATATACTTTAAGAGGTGATACCATAAATTTTGACCAAGATGAAAATGGTAAGCCTATAACTTTTGATTCTTTTGGGGTGTATTCTGCCAAAGTTAATGAAATTGAAATTGGTGATTTGAACTTAAGCTTATATGATGACAAAAAAAATGTTAAAATAATTGTAAAAAAAGAAAATGGAACAGAAAGAAAACCAAATACTTTTGATGTAACTTTTCAAAAAAAATATATTGATAAGGCAACAAAAAAGTATCAAACCAAATCTATTAATGGTATTATAACAATTAATAGTAAAGAAGGTTCTGGGTATTTTAATAGTAAAAAAACAAACTAAAGCAATCAAATAATGAATCCAGATGAAATAAAAAAACTAGTAGCTTCTATGAAAGAAGAAGCTTTGTTAAGACAAAAGATTAACGAATCTTCTGTTGAGTATCTCAAACTTTTAAAAGATATAAAAAATCTTAATAAAAATATTTCAGATGCTCAAGCTGCTTATGCTGAGCAATTTGAAAAAGTTTTAGCCGCTAGAAGGGCAGAGGTTGGTCTTAGCGGCAAAGCTTTAAAGGATGCCAGAAAAACAACAGAGTTAGAATTTCAAAAAGCTAAAATTTTAAAAAACGAAAATAAAGAATTAAAAGAAAGTGCAGCTCAAATGACTAAATTAGCCAAAGAAGCTAGTAATTTAAGAAAGTC